AGAAGGTAAAGCTTATCAACAAAATAAAGATCCTTTGTCAAAAGACTTTAACAAAGTATTTGAAATAGGAGGCAGTGGGACAACCATACAGAATATTATTGGTGATAGAAAAGAGGAAAAGCAAAAGTCAGGTCAATTAACTAGTGAGGCTGCAATTAATAAGGCTATTTCAAATGTTAGTTTTGTATCGGAGATAAGTGAAAATATAGATAAAATAGATGCTATGTTGAATGAAAACCCTCAAATAGCTGGTTTATCTGGACAAGTATTAAGGTTTGGAAACAAAGCAGTTTCGGCTGCTGAAAATTTTGGTCAGGGAGACAAAATTAAAAAGGTCTTAGAGACATTTAAACTTAAAGATAAAGTTGTAGATACAGATATTGCAACATTAGAGGCTTTAGAAGATGCTTTAGCACCTGCTTATGCTAGAGTGCTGTTTCCTGATGCTAAAACAATAACAAATGAAATGATACGTATAGCTAGAGAAGATATGAAAATTACTGGATTTACCGGAGCAAGAGAAGTACAAGACAGATTAGCAGAAATTAAAAGACAGTTTTCTGAGTATATAAAAAATCAAAAAATTTTAATAGGTCAATCTCAACCAGAGGAACAAAAAGTAGGAGATTTTGTACAAGATGCCGATGGAATTTATAGGTTAAAATAATTATGGGTATAATAACTGTAGAAGGATTAGGACAAGTTGAGATTCAAGGGGATGTTCCAAACGCAGAGGAGCAAGAGGCATTAAAAAAAGCGCTACAGGGTTTAAGTGAAACAACAGAAACAGAAACAGAAACAGAGGAAGTAGATACTAGTGAGGTATCATCTGATTTAGGGGACTCTATAGAAGTTTTTGAAAATGAGTTTATAACTTCTGACATGATTAATTCTAATTTAGACAAAGGCGATAAAAAACAAGGTTTAGATAAATTTGGTCTTGATAGATCTACTTTTGAAGCAGCGGGTGCAATATTTGGAGCAGTTCCTGGAGCTACTTTAGGGCCTCCAGGTGTGGTTGCTGCTGGAACAGTAGGCGTAATGGGTATGGGTCAAGTCTATGACATATTACAAAGCTACATTGTAGATGAGCCTACAGATTTTATAACACAACTAGGTAGATCTAAGGACGATTTACAAAGAGAGGCTTTACTACAAAGTTTTTTTGCTAAAGTTCCTGGTTTATATACAGGTTTTAAAAAATTTGCTTTTGGAAAATCTGATGAAAAATTATATAGATCAGCAAAAGAATTAGGTTTTCCGTTAAGTTTAAGTGATGCAGGTAATATAATATCTAAATCGTATGGTCGAGTAATCGGTGTATTTCCTTACATTGGAAATCCTGTAAAACAAGCTGCAAGTAAAAAAGCTGATTTTCTTAATAAAGCTGCAAACGACACCTTAAATGTTTTTGGACCTAATGTTATACTAACAAAGCTAGGTGTTAATATGGAAAAGGCTGCTAGAGCAACTTACGGAGACTTTAGAATAGTTAGCAAATTTTTTTATGATGATTTTTATAAATCAGTTAGTAAGGTCGGCAAAACTCCAATAATATCAACACAAAATTTTAAAAATCAATTAAACACATACATAAAAAATATTGATGAAGGTACAGTTAAATTAACTTCAGGTGGAAAATTAAAAGATCCTAGAAAAGATGCTTTATATAAGTATGCTAAACAGGCTATAAAAGTTAAACCTTATATAGACGCCACTCAATACAAAGCTTTAAATGAACAAATTAAATATTACATGAAAATGGCTATAAAATCACAAGATAAAGAACCTATTAGTCTTTCAGTTTTAACTGGCATGAAGGGTGCCCTAGAAAAAGATTTAAGACTATTAACTAAAAAATCATATAGAGATAATTTACTTAAAAATGTCTACCCTTTAAGTAAATCAAAACAAAGATTAATAGATGATAAACTTTTATCTGATATCGCTAATAAACTAAAATTTGCCGATGAAGTTTATGCAAACGGTGTTCAAAACTCAATACTGTCTAATTCAATAAGAAAAAAATTAACTCAATTACCTGGAGAAACAACAAAAGAATTTGCAAAAAGAGTTAAAGAAGGAAGAACAGAAGGAAAGGCGGCTTTTACTAAACCTGTAGCATCCGATTTTAAAAAAATAGATAAAAATATTTTTGGTCAAGGGTATGTAAAAGAAGGCTCTATTACTGCAGATCAATTAGGAGAGGCCTTATTAAAAAGAGGTGCTAGTCCAGAGGTTTTTAAAAACTTAAGATCATTAGTCGGAGAGCAACAATTTAAAAAATTTGTTAGATCAAAATTACAAAAAGCATATGATAATTCTTTAATAAAAGCTGGCGGTGAAGATAGAGTGGGTCTAGTGTTTGACCCCTATAAATTTGAACAAAATTTAGGTTTAACAACAGATAAGGGTAGAGAATTGTTAGAGGTTATGTTGCAGGGTTCAAAATTAAATATGAAAAAATTAGATAGTTTTTTTGATCTTGCTAAAAATCATGCTGGTTTGAAAGTTCCAGATGTTAGCTCGTTTGTTGCAAGAAGAGCAGTTTTAGGAGGAACGAGGTCTTTAGTAGGAGGTGTTTTAGGAACTGCTGCTGTAACAACAAATCCTGTAATAGGGTCAGCTCTTATTTTTATGGCTAGAAAAACATCTAGATTTTTAACAAATCCAAAACAATTAGATGACGTAATGACTCTTTTAGATCCCAATACTCCAGCTAACCAAATGAAAGTAGTTTCTCTAAAATTAATAGATGCTATGATTAGTGATAGTAAAACTAAACAAGAAGAAAATGATTTTAAATTAATGAGAGAAAATATAGAATTAATGCCATTGGATCAAATAAAAAAAGGTCTACAGGATACTATTGAATCTTCACAAGAATTTTTAAACATGAATGATGAAACTGGTGAAGACACAGAGCAGACACAAAGTATTGAAGGAGACACGTCACAACTACCTATTACAAGAGTGCCACCACTACAAACAGCAAACGTAAACCCTAACCTACTAGCTCAAGCACCAACAGGAGTTCAGACTCTAGCATCAGGAGGCGATAAACCATATAGCCAAATGACTAATGCAGAAAAATTACAATACGATAGAATGGTAAGAGGACTAGCATAATGTCTAGCGAAGATTTAAAATCATTAATAGTAACCGACCCTAGTCTAGTAGATGAAGGTATAGACGTATCTGGTTTAAGAACACAAACAGATACTAATCCAAGACTACTAGCATCGATTGCAGACTATCCAGGTATATCGTACGACCCTACAAGTTTCAGTTATCTATCAGACTTAAATGAGTTATTTGGTTATGGCCTACCTTTAGCAGATACAGAGGCAGCTACACCACCAGCTACTGGAACACCAGGAACAGGTGAAGGGGGAGGAGGCTCAGGCGGCGGAGGTGGTGGCGGCGGAAGCGATCCTAGAAACACCGCAGAGGAACAAAGATTAATAGATGCAGGTATCGGGTTACAAGATCAAATAGGTGATCCTGTTGTAGCGCCAGGAGAAATACCTGTTACGAAAGATGAACTAGTTGAATTTAACTTAAGACCTGTAAACACAGATTTTAGAAATCAACAATTAGTAAACCAAGGCATAGGACTTAGAGTAGGAGAAACAGGTCCTGTATTTGCACCGGGTGAAGCACCTGTTACACAAGCAGACATGGATGCATTCAATCGAACACCTGGAAGCAATGTAATACCAACAGATCCAAGTCAAATGCTGCCACAAATTTCAACATTCACTCCAGGACAAACTATTGCAGGAGACACATTTGCAGGAGGAGATTTTAGTGATGTTGCGGGAACCTTAGCTGATCCAAGAGAAAAATTAGATATTGTAACACAAGAAGATGTAGACAATCCAGAAGGACTTTTAGCAAAATTAGGTATAACAGGTTTTAATGCCCAAGAAGCACTTTTAAAAGCAGCTATTAACAAAGCAGTAGGTGGACCAATCACATTTGTGATTGATTTTTTAAAAGACGTATTACCACAACAAGACCCAAGACAAATAACTTTAAATGAACTTTATCCAGATAGGACTAGTGCAGGCACTATCGCTTCCGGATTAATGAAAGGATATAATCCTGTATCAGGTGGTTTTTTATATGGAATTACAGATGGTAGATTAGGAGAGCCTACAACATTTGGATTAGAAGAAGCATATAACACTAGAATAGCTAATGTTAGAGAAACACTTTCAAGACAGTATGGCTTAACAAAAGACGAGTTGGATCAAATAGAGGCAGGTAATATTACTGCAAAAATTAAAGCAAAAGCAATTAGCCCACTCATGAGTGAAACTTATGGAAAACCCACTGTAAGTAATAATGTGCAAAAATTAGCAGATTTAGCTGCAGGAAAAAAAGCAGAACAGTTAGCTCTTCGTGGTGCAACAAGTTTAGTTACAGGGGACATAGATAAAGATCCAACGGGTGATGCTAGTATTGCAGAGACACTGGCAGCACGAGATAGATTAGGTTTTATTGATGATATAGGTGTTGAAGGTGAAGACGAAGATAGATTTATAGATAATATTGGTGGCGGAATAGATCAAGGAGCTGTTGATTTAGGCACTATGGATACTACTGCACCAGATATAGTCAATGTTCAAGAAATTGAAGAAGCCATAAAAAGAGCAGAGGCTAACGCGTTACAAAAAGAATTAGAGGAGTATGTAGATCCTATTATGTTACAAGGAGATACTGGTGGCGGTGGTGAACCTCCTAGAGATGATGATAAACCTGCACCAAGTGGCCCACCATCAACTGGTTTTACGGCTCCAACTAAACAAGGTCAAAGTCCAAGAGGTAGCTCACCTGCAGCTGTATCAACTGCTGGACAAGCTGGACCACCAAGTCAACGAGGCGGCGGAGGTGGCGGCGGAGGCGGCGGAGGCGGCGGCGGCAAGATAGTCTGCACCATGATGAATGAGTCTTATGGCTTTGGATCTTTTAGAAATAAAATTTGGTTAAAACACTCAAAAGATTTAGCACCAGAATATCAAATAGGGTATCACAAAATATTCTTACCACTCGTAAAACTATCTAAGAAAAATATTGTTCTTAAAAAAGCATTAGAACATATTGCAGTGCATAGAACTATCGACATTCGACAAGAATCAAGGGGCAAGGTTCATTTGTTAGGTAGAGTATATAGAAAAATACTAGAACCAATCTGTTACTGGGTAGGAAAGAATGCCAAAAGATAACGCACTACAAAGAATAGAATCACACGAAAAGCTATGCCGTATCATGCAAAAGCAAACTTATGATCGCATGCAAGAATTACAGGGGCAGATAACTAGAATAGAGAGAATACTACTGGTATCTATGGGTTCTGTTATGACTGGTATGGGCGGTGTAATTGTAGTGTTGTTACAGAAACTTTAGATCCAAGCCTTTAACTCTTCACCCATAACTTGACTTGCAATATTAACTTTTTTACGTAAGGCTTTCACAATTCTTTCATCAACTGTATCTTCACAAATAATATCAATGTATGTCATAGGTTTTTCTTGGCCTATACGATCTATCCTAGCCTCTGATTGTTGTCGTTTCTCAAGATCATAACCGTTAGAATAATAGATCATATTACTAGCTGCTGTAAGTGTAATACCATATCCACCTGTTTGTGGTGTGCCTATAAAAAATCTACATGCATCATCTTCTTGAAATCTTTTTATATTCTGTTGTCGTTCATCTTGTGGTGTCAAACCATAGTAATCAACGAAACTATTGTTTCCAAAGTCTTTAACAACTGCTTTTATAATTTGTCTGACATCATTTTGCCAATGTGCCCATATAACAACTTTACCCTCTAGTTCACCCAACACATTAATTAGTTCATCTAAACGATTGCTGTTTATTTCTTGTGTGGTGCCATCGTCAGCTTTAAAATGGCCACATGTAATTTGTTGTAATCGCATTAATTGTGTTAGTGCATTTGCAGTAGTTATCATCTTGCCGTTCATAACAGCCAGTGCTTCTTTCTTCATTTGTTCATACACTTTAAATTGATCTGGTGTTAGTTGCACAGTTCTTTTCATAAAAGTTTTTTTAGGTAAATCTAAGCAGTCATCTTTTAGCACTCTGTCAGAAAAAGGTTTTAGTTTATCAGATAGTTCACCAAGATTTTTATAACCAACAGGTATTTCAACAGATCTACCACCAAAGTTCATCTTTCTCATGACAGCATATCTAGTTCTAAATGAGTAGAAAGATTGATGATCTAGTAACCATGGGTCTAAAAATTCACATTGTGTGTATAGATCAAGTGGTGATTTAGTAACTGGTGAACCCGTTAGTATTCTTTTATATTGTGCATACTTTCCTAGTGCCACTATGTTTTTAGTTCTTTTAGCTGTTGGATTTTTTATAGTTGTAGACTCATCTATGGCCATCATGGTTCTGTGTGAATTTAAAAATCTAGCCGCAAAGTCCACACCTTTTTTAGTTGATAAAGACTCAACATTCATAATTAATATATGTAAATCTGTACCTGTTTTAAATAAACTATCTAAATATTTTTGTTGTTGTTTTGTAATATTGGCCTGCCATAACACCATGTTTTTTTCTATGTGATCTGGTAGGTGTGTTGGTATTTCAGAACTATACCAGTTCTTATATACACCTTTTGGTGCCACAATTAGAACACCATTGATCTTACCATTGTCATAAAGTATGGCCGTATTATCTATTAATACCTTTGATTTACCTGTACCCATCTCCATAAAATAAGCAAAACATTTCTTATCCCATGACATTTCTAATGCCCTAAGCTGATGTGCGTATGGTTTAGTTTTAAATTTATAATTCATAATTTTTCTCCTGTATCGCTTGACATATAATCTATGATCGATTATATGTCAACACATGAAAGAAAGTATAGTATACATAATACAGGAAGTACCAGGTACTAGAGAAGGCAACCCAAGAATAAATATTATGGGTGCATCTAAATATGGTCAGTTTAAATTTTTACTACCAGAGTCTTCGCAAATAATTTTTTCTCCAGGTCCATTAGTTTTTAAACTAAGATCGTTGTTAAAAAATTTTAACGAAGATGATTATTTACTTCTTACAGGAGATCCTGCTATAATTGGTGTTGCATGTTCTATAGTTTCTGACATGACCAATGGTAAATATAATTTACTAAAATGGGATAAACAAGAAAGGACTTACTATCCTATATCAATCAATCTTTACGAGAAAGGTAATACAGATGAGTAACTTACAAAAAATGTTTATCGAGGATGCACCTCAACAGGTAAACGACATAACAAATCCTGAAACATTATCTAGCCATGTTCTTGAACTACAGAAGCTAGAGGATGAAATTAAACAGGAAGAAGAAAAACTATCTGCAAAGAAAGCACATGCAGATAAGTTATCACAACAAGTGATACCAGAGATTATGGAGTCCATGAACTTAAAGACAATGAAGTTAAAAGATGGATCTGCAATCGAGGTAAAAGAAATTTACAGCGCAACTATACCTCTTGATAAAAGAGATGGCGCATACAACTGGCTTCGAAACAACGACCTAGGTGATTTGATTAAGAACGAAATCACTGTTTCCTTTGGTCGTAACGAAGATAACAAGGCGCGTGAATACGCTAACCTTGCCGAGAGTAATGGGTATCAGCCCCAACAAAAGTTGAAGGTAGAGCCCATGACTCTCAAAGCACTATACAGAGAGCGAGTCGGTAAAAACTTAGACTTACCCTCTGAACATTTTAATCTGTTTAAGGGAAACAAAACAAAAATAACAAGGAGTAAATAAGATGAGTGAAGAAGCAAGAGACGTAGTAAAGAAGGAAAGCGGTCAAGTCGCAACTTTGGACTTTGTAAAAGACTCAGGTATGGGTCTAGAAAACATTGACAAAGAGGACTTAGCATTACCTTTTTTGAAGCTGTTACAATCAGGTTCATACGAGACTAAAAAGAAACATGCAAAGTATGTGGAAGGCGCAGAGCCCGGTATGTTTTATAATACAGTTACAAAGAAACTGTATGATGGTGAAAAAGGTATAGAGGTTATACCTGTTTACTATAAGATGACATACCCTGAATGGGCACCTTTTGAAAAAGCAGAAGGCAGACCTGTGCATAATGATCGAGGGCCTGAGATCATGTCTCAAACAACACAGAATGATAGAAACAAGGACATGTTAGCTAATGGTAATGAGATTATCAAAACAGCTAACCACTTTGTTATTATTCTAGGTAATAAGCCTGAGAAGGCTTTGATGACCATGAAGACTACTCAATTAAAAACGAGTAGACAATGGAACTCACTAATAGAGAACGAGTTTGAAAGTGATCCTAGTAGTGGAAAGTCGGTGCCTGCACCAAGATTTTCAAGGATCTATAAATTAAACTCAGTAGAAAACTCTGGTAGTTTTTCTTGGCATGGTTACAGCGTAAGTCTGTTAAGAAAGGTAGATAATGCTAGCCTCTATCAAATGGCTAAAGAATTCTATGGTTCTTTAAAAAGAGGTCAACAAAAAGCTGAAGCCTCAACAGAGGACGCTAACTACTAATTCTTTCTTGAAAGAAAGATAGGGGTGGTAAAGGGAGACTGGAGCCACCCCACCCAGGGATCTTTATGGTTGATGATTTTATAGAATTGTTCACGGGATACCAAGGTGATTTTGGTATAGCGGACATGTCTTCAGCTCAGTTAGATACAGAAAAAAATAAACTTAAACCGAACTACGAATGGGCAGGACGACCCATAACACAGGGTGATTACAAAGATCACATACAAGGAAAGATATCCATAGGTATACAACCATGCAGATTAGATAAAACAACTACGTTTGGCTGCATAGATATTGATCCTAAAAACTATTCTAAATTTAAAATAGAAAATTACTTAGCACTATTCCAACAATACAAACTACCTTTGATACCTTTGCTATCAAAGAGTGGTGGCTTACATTGTTATTTATTTTTAAAAGAACCAATACCAGCGATAGATTTAATATCGGCATTGAAATCTTTTCTACTGCCTCTTGGACTACCC